ATTGTCAATATGCTCCTGTTCCCACTTCAACTCCAAGGACCTTTTTCGTTTGTATAGGTCTTGTATCATTAACAACCTCCTCATAGGTTATTCGATTTATCTCGTTATTATAGTTGTTTCCGAGATATTCCCAGTTTATACTCTTTTCTCCTAATTTGTCAAGGATTGATTGTTCAAGAGATTCAGCATTATCTTCTGACAAAACGTTAAATTTTGCATAGTGATCGTATGCCCATATTTTTACTGTGAATGTTTTCATGATCTCACCATGTTATTTGTTAAATGAGGCGGAACTGTGTCCGCCTCATAAAATTTAGTTATTACGCACCTTCAACGCCGAAGATACCTCTAGGGTCTGATACTCCAAATGAGTATCTTTCTCTAGCTTTGTATCTAACGTTTCCAGTATCGAAATCACCTTCCATTGCAGTTGTCAATGGAGCTCTGTTGAACATTTTCATGCCGTTTGGCACGTCTGTAATGATGTAGAATGCATCAGTATCAGTTAGGTAATTGTTCACTCTGTATCCTTGAGGAACCATTCCCATTGATGCGATTGCATTGATATCATTATCAGCTGTTCCAGTTCTACCTTGAGATTTCATCAATCTCTCAGCTGTGAACTGAAGCTCAGAAGGAACGATCATTTTCACTCCTCTTGCTGCAACTCTAAGACCTCTTTCGTCAGTCATTTGACCGATGTCGATCAATGATTGTTCTAACGAAGTTTCGTTAAGATCAGCCTGCGTAGTCAGAGTATTTTGAAAAGTACCTGCTATCGTAGGGTGAGCAACACCAAATAAAGACTCGCCGTCACCTGATAAGAATGTGTTTACACCAGGTAAACCATTTATCAAAGGCTCGACAGCTTTTACTTGTTTCGCGTTACTCATAGATCTTGCTAAAGCTTTTGTATATCTAGACGCAAGTCTATCATACAAGTTGTCCTCAATCGCTTCTTCAGTGATTGCGAACGCTAAAGCTACAGTCTCGTGAGTGTATCTCGCTGTAAAAGTTTCTTGTGCTTGGTCGAATGATACGCCTGCACCTTCACCTTTTACTTGCGCGTTTCCAAAACCACTTAACATTACTTCTTCTTCAAAAGCTCTGTCAGATGATTCTGTAGTATAAATTTCAGCATGCTGATTTTCATACCTTTTGTATTCCAGCCCAAATAGTGCATTTAGGCCTGGTTCTAGTTCTTTAACTAGTTGTGCTCGTGATATTGCCATTATGTGCTCCTATTATTGCCAAGTTATACCAGCAGTACCTGTGTTCTGCATATATTGATTTAGATTCTGACATACAACTACACTTCTGTTAGCTGCGTTTTCGTCATTCTCTGGATCTTCTGCAGATCTTAGTAGTCTGAACTGGTTGTTGGTTACGTGGATATTAGTGTCGTCTAGTTTTTTATTTGATTGACCAGATGTCGTGCTTCCTGATGGATCTGCTGCTGTCATAGAGACAGTTTTTCCGTAGTCAGCTTGTGCAGCCGCTGCGTCTAAGCATCCAACAAAAAGTTGCATAGGGTTATCAATTACAAACGCCGTAATATCTTCGCTGTTAGCTGGAGTAATTGGTTGGATATATTTGTTATCAAATGTAGGCTTCAACGTAGTTGCAGCGTTATAAAAGATACCATTTAATATACCAATAGTTAGTAGAGTTCGCGTAGCTTCTGCTGCTTTGATATAGCCGACTTTACTTTGAACGACTGTACCTTGAAACAGAGATTTATCATACGCGGCATCTATGAAGTATTTGCCTTGTCCTGCAGTAGCTGGTGTAGCACCAACTGTACCTGTAGGGATCAAACCAAATCCGACAGTGTTTCTATTTGCCATAGTATTTACTCCTTAATGTACCTGCCTCGAAAGGCTTCCAGTACGGGTTTATATTAATTCAGTGATTGAAAAAATTATTTTTTCGTACCACCGAAGGTTACACGAGATTGCCTTTCAACATTGATTGGCATTCTCTGGTCTTGCTCCCTCATAAGATCGTTATTTACTGCATCGTCTTGTTGTCTATGACGGTCAGCCATATACGCTTGACGTTGCTTCGCAATCTCGATTGGTACCTTCGCAAGAAGAAGGCCACCAACCCCAACGACTCCCTTGTATTTGCCGTCTTCGACAACTGGATAGTCAGATGCATTTTCAACTTCTTCGGATCTAACTAATTCATAACCTTCTCTAATTCGTCCAGTTATATTTTTAGTATCTTGAAAGCCGACTGTCTCTGCTCTTATCCATCTATACCTGAATCCATCAGGTGCAGGGGGTGCATCTAGAGAAGATGGTGGAACCCACACTTTAGGTCTTTCCGACTTTGTTCGTGTTTGGCTCGCACGAGAAGTATTTTTATCTTTTTCCATTTTACGCTCCTTCCGTGTTTTTTAATTGTTTTGCGTACTCTTCGAGTGGCACACCTAATTTTTTCGCTATTGCGACTTGAGACGATGTGAGTCTCACAGTTTTGCGTCCAGGTTTTACGCTTCTATTCGCTGATGCAACCGTTTGCACGGGAGCGGACGTTTTCTCTGCCTCATTATTACCAAATTTGGTAGGAAAGTCAACTTTCATTCTTCGATCTATTTCTTTATAGTATTCGTCAGAAGTAGTGTCATATCCTTCACCTTCCAAGTCTTGATGATGAGATATAGCAGTATTTGTCATAGCTCTGTTAGAACCAAACCAAACATTTTTAGAAGCCCACGCCTCAGCTTTAACGTCTGGCATTGGGATATTTTGTTGTGGTTGTTCAACAGGTCTACTTTCAGTTTGAACAGACTCTTCAGTCTTCATCTGTTCTCTACTTTGTTTAGCCTGTTTGATTCTAGCATTTTCAAAAGAAAGTTCTGCTATTCTTTTGTTAGCTGCGATTTGACTTTTAGCATCAGAAGATTCAATAGCCGCTGCAAGTTCTCTTTCTGCAGCTTCTAATCCTGAATTAATGTTTTTTTCAAACCTATCAAGATTATCTAAATCTGATTTTTGAAAACGAGATTCTAATTGTTTTCTTTTTTCTTCTACAGACTTAGCATATTCTAAAGCAGCTTGTTCTCTACGCTCTGCTTCTCTCATTTTACGAGTAAGCTTTGCAATTCGAGATTGAACTCCTTTACTATATTCTTCTAATTTTCCGTCGTCCTGTTTTACTTCTTCTTGTTTCGTTGTTTCTGTTTCTTGAACATCCAACTGCTCATTAGATTTCTCAGATGAATCATTGGACTCAGTATTGTTTTCAGTAGTTTCATTTGATACCTCTATTTCGTTTTCTTTTTTTTCCTCCTGCAGATTTATTTCTGCACCAGGGCCTGATGTATCGATATCAACAGTTTTATTTTCTTCTGGCATAGTTACTCCTTCCTATGTTTAGAACTCATGCAAGATGTCCTCTGGACTATCAATTGTTGCTAACACTTCATCGTCGTTTAGCAGACGCATCTCTCCACCCTCTATCTTGATCCGTGAACCAGCATAACGTGCAAACATTATCCATTCATTGACCTTGCACCATGGACCCTCAGGATACCTTTCTTTATCCTTATAACATTGTGGACCCATAGCCATAACTAAACCCACTTGAGATCCAACTTGTTGTTTCTCTAATGTAGTTTCAGCTAATACTAATCCGCCTTTAGTTTTCTCTTTCATCTTGAAAGGTAAAACTAAAAGTCTCCAACCAGTTGGTTGTGGTAATTTTGGTTCTTCTTTTGATTTTTTTACACCAACAAGTTTATTGTTTGGTGTTAATATCGATGACTGTTCCTTTTCCATTTTGCTCCTTATCTTCTAGCAGGTTAGAGATTTCCTGTAATGTTGCTTCGTAGGCGTTAATCTGCCCTATTATATACTTGTAATTTTCCATGTTGTCAACACCTCCAGATGTGACTGACATAGACAAAGAATCTAACCGAGTTCTTAAAAATTTAAGTAGTTTGTTTATTATTGTTTCTAATTGCATTAGTCTATTTCCTTTCTAACTATATGTTTTCTTAATGCTCTAACTAACTCCTCTATCTTATCTATTACAGAAATTAAACTTTTATCTGTAATATATTTAGAGTTTTCTTTTAACTTATCATACTCTTTCAATGAAATCTGCACCATAGGTGCAGGTGGCTCTGCTTCATTTTCCCAAGTTTTATCCACGTCTTTTTCTGATTGCATCTTTTCCTTTCTTAAATATTGAAGCAACTTTTGACTTACCCATAACTTTAGCTCGTTGTTCTCCAACAGTTAATATTTGTATTTTACGAGCAAAAGGTTTTGATATTTTTTTTACTTTACTAACAGTTGCTCTAGCATCTGCAGGTGTTGCAAATTTTATACCAACCGTATCTTTAGGATTTTCATCCGTATACAATCTTCTGCCAGAACCTTTTGGTTTTTTACCTGTTCCTATTTTTGGATCTTTCATTTAACATTTCCATCTTCTACGGGCCTGTCTTAGTCTTGAATTTGGATCTGCTGCAGCTTTAGGAAATTTTTTCATTTGCCCTGCGCTTCTTGCACAGTACGACTTACGTCGGTTTGCAGCTTTTGATCCTGGTTTGACTTTGCCAGTGACCGCTGTTTTTAGTTTACTTCCAGGGTTTGCTCTTCTATAGGCAGCGACACCTGCTCTTGTCATGCCCGCTCCAGATTTTGTAGATCTGAAATTCTTTTTATTTCTTGCAGGCATTTTATCCTGTCTTCTCATTATACTTTTCCTTTGTAATATTTTCTGTAACTAGGATTAGAAACTTTTACACCTCCAAGATCTCCAGAGATATAACTACCTATATAATTTTTTTGTGCTTGACGAATCATTTTATCACCAATCGATCCACCGCTTGCAGCTTTTTTTCTTTTTGCAAATGTTGCTGCTCTTGATGGTGTTGGTCCTGTATTAGCTACTGCTTGTTTTCTTTTTACGGCACCCGCACGTTGCCCTTTGGACATCGCTCTTGCTTTTGCAATAGGCACGCATTTTGGATAATTTTTTCTTTTTTCTCCACCACTTCTTCCACACTTCGGGAATGAGCCATCCGATTTTTTGTTTGCAATATCGACCCAATTTTCCTTCACCCATGATCTTAAACCTTTTTCAGCCATTACGAATTCTTTCCGTAAGCTCTCCCCATACCTTTGGTGCAGAGACCTCCACCTTTATACATAGGTCTTGTCATTAATCCGCCACCCATAGCTTTTTTTCTGCCTCCTGGTTTTATTTTTCCAGAACAAACTCCTGATGCATACATGTTGGCGTATGCTGAAG